ACATCCAAGGGATTCGCTTGTCTTCAATCAATTTAGTTGCGGCGGTGCGATTTGGTTCTAGTGCCTCAACCCATTCAGCAGACATCGCGACAATCGATAACAACTTCCGTGTTTCTACACGAAGCATATCGCGCTTAATTGCCAGTTCGCTTGTAGGATTTAGTGCTGACATAGTTGTCCTTTACGTGTTTGATGACCATCGGCAATCAATTTGTCCCATCTTGCTCGGTGAGCAGCTTTGATTTTCAAATTGTGTTCTGGTGTCCGAATGAGGGTCTTTCCTGTCTTAGCAATCGACATTTTCATTCGCGATTCTTCAGTTTGCTTTGCCCCTTTTCGAGAGCATGCTATTTGATATTTTGGATCTTCCCATCGCTTCTTTGCTGCGTCAGACTGCGCCTTCTTGGAATCTTCTCGTAGATAAGCTTGCTTTACTGCCTTACTGATAGACGCCGCGCGAATAGCTTTTTGATCGTCAGTTTCATTTGCTCTTCTGCGAAGTTGAGAGGCAGACATCTTAGCACGAACTTCTTCATTAGAGGTTCGACCGGGTTGATTGCCTGTTCCGCCAGTTCGAAAGTTCATACACAACGGATCTTTGATGACTTCAGCTGTGATGATTTGCATTTCGCGATTTGATAAATCTTTGCGTGTTGAAAGATGTTCTAACACCTCGCGGACATGTTGATCTTTACCATACTTCTTGATTGATTTCCAAAGATGCGTTCCACTACCCAGATACCCGTCATCAAGATTATCAGTCGAATGCATTCCAATATACCACTTGCTTGTAACTTGGCAAGTTGTTTTGTAAATGATATGGTATTTTCTTTGATCAGCTCTCATAAATTTCCTAGTAAGATCGTCTATTTACAAGATCCTGCTAATTTATTCCTAGTTCAAATTTTCCATTTTGTATTTGATGGTTGAAACACTTGCCTGAAGTTCTTCGTACTTATTGATCAACCAAGAGTCTTGCGGGATTGTTCCCTTCATACCTTCAAGTGCTTGAAAGAGTTGGGAGATGAATCCAAGAACCGTTACCTTGTCCAATCCGAGATCGACATCGTGCGGAACATCGCCAAGCGACCCGTGAGCACCCATTGACATCTCTGCCAATGAATCAGCAAATTCTTCGAGCAAATCATACAGTTCGCCGAGCGCCATATGGAGTGAAAATGATTTCACTTTCCAGTGATGAACGTGAGCAACATTTCGTGCTTGAAGAAGAAGGGCAAGTAGGTTTTCCATTTTTAATCCTTTGTCTGCTTATCAGACGTGAAATAGGGTGTGATCAATTTTCAGTCGGTCACTTAACATTTTGAGCTGTTGATCATCAACTCCAATTTCTTTAGCGACCAATTTTCCAACAACCCAGACTTCTCTATTCTCGGATGGTAGTTCACCCATCATTCGAGTTTCGAATCCGTTCATCTCTGGATCCATAAAATCATTTAGCGCATCAAACAGGTTTGAATACCCTTTGATCATTCTATGAAACTTCAGTGCGGCAGATTTAAGAGCATAATTTTTTGCCACTGTGGCATCTAGAATTACTTTCTCAAGTGCCGCGTAATCGATTTGTTTGAGTTGATCAGCAATTGCCTCAGCAGATTTTCCGACATTGCCTTTACCAACAATCGCATTGATCACTGGACCAATCGCGTGGTTGAAGTCTTCAGTTTGATTCTTCGCATTGAACTTCATCGACTTCAATTCAGGGAAAGAACCCTTCATATCTGAGGTCGGGCAAATAGCAATGCGAGCAGTGTCATATGGAAAGACTACAAACACGTGTCCACCTTCGGCATATCGTTTAGCTTCACCGTAGCTAGTTGAGCAGATGTAGGCGTGGTTGCGAGATGGGTACCCTTGCCAGCTAGGCAGGACATTAGTCAACCAGTGGAAATGCGGGAATTGCTGAGAACCTGTTTTTCGCATCACAAGTGTTGAGTCGCCAGCACGATACGATTCGTCTAAACCCTTAACACCGCGATACAACAATCTGCCTTCTTGAGCTTCGGCAATCGCTTTAGAGCAATTCGCCTTAATCGCCTTCAAAGCAGTTTCCGCTTCAACACCCCAAAGCGCCGGACGCGTCGGGGATCGTTTTTCAGAGAGGAACTGCTTGAAAGAAATCATTAGTCGGCAAGGTGATAAACTTCGATTTCAAGTTTCTTGTCGCCATCGCGCTTTACACGGAAACCAGCGGCACGAAGCGCCTTCATCAATCCAGTACAAGCTGCCAAGTCGACTGCTTCAACATAGATATTGTCTACATCGCTGTCAGCGTCGATGTCAAAAGGGAATCCTTTTACAACATTTCGCTTGCCACTTTTCAGCTTAACACCAGCAAATGCTTCGAAGTTGTCCAAAGCACTTTTTGAGGCATCAATCTTAAATTCTGCTTCGTCAATCTTGAATACGACTGCTTTGCCGGTATCATTGTCGAAGACACCATATGAACGATCGCCAACTTCAGCAGAAGTAGTATCTTTACCCTGCTCAATGCGACTTTTGAACTTGATCTTTGAGGCGACCGATGGGTGTGCTGCGAGAACATCGCTCTTCCATTTTTCGTGCTTCTCATCTAAGTCTTCAGCAGAAACTGCTTCAGAGACTTTCTTCAACGAAGAAATCTTACGGCGAAGAGCACGCAACTCTTGCATAAGTGGATCGTTCTCAGGCATACGACCGCCACCGTCAATGATGGCATCCATCTCTTTTGTAATTTCTTTGATTCGGTCTTTTGCCTTCGACATTGTCTTAGCATCAGTTGCTTCAACAAGGTCAACAGACACTTGAGTCAGCAATGAACCCTGCTTGAACAATTTGAACCCTTTGAATTGAGCAGCATAACCTTCGGCAAGAACCAGATCTTCCGGCTTAGCAATAGCACCGCCATTGCGATACTTGACTGCTTCGCCTTCAATGCCTTGTGGCTTGATGTCGATACGACCGTCATCGCGAACGCGAATAACTTCGTGCTTTTCACCTTTGTGTGGTCCTTTTGATGGAACTACTACATCGCCAACTTTGAATTCTGGCGCTGCTTCTTCAGCTGTTTCATCAGCAGGAGTTTCTGGTTCATCAGATGCTGGCACAGCGGCTGCGACTGGAGCAGCAACTGGTTTTGCTTTCAATTCTTTACCAAGAGACTGAAGTTCAGTGTTCTCATTCACCGGTGGTTTATCGCGTGAAGAATAGACTTGATAGTGACGAATATCCCAGCCACGACCGTTCTCGTCTTCGATACGACCGCGCCCATCTTCCTCATCAGCACTCACGAGTGTGAATACTTCATCTGGGTCTTTATCAACATAGTCAGGGGCGAGTTTGACCTTTGCTCCCCTTTTGAACCACGAAGGAACACGCGCTTCAGTAATAGTAGATTCTTTGACATCAACGTTGAAGATGGATCCAACATCACCACCCCATTCGCCAATTGATTTTGTTTCACCGCGCTTGTATGGTTTTGGTCCGACCATTGCTTGAGCAATGTCTTCATCGCCTTCAATCCAAGCAGCAGGATTTGCCTTCTTAACCGCTGCCTTCCACGATTTCCAAGTGGTGTATTCTGTTTCGCCAAGGTAGTTTTTTGCTTCGGCGAGTGCTGCTAATGCTTTGAGTTGTTTCATTTGAGAATCCAATAAGAGAGAGAGAGTAGTGTATTTATGATTGGTGGCGAACTATAAAGCAGATTTCTTAAACAGGTTTTGTCTCAGCATCAATAGCAATCAGACGCATAATGTCTTCTCGCGATGCTACAACGTTGCCATTTGCTTTGTTACCGTTAGCAAACGGGACAAACTGAGCCTGCTTCTTTCGATCGCCTTTAACTCGAGCACGAACTGTAGCGGCATTCAACGCAATCGACAAGTATCCAGCAGCAACCTCAGCATTTCGGGCGGCATATCGAGGTTCAATAACTTCGCAATATTGAGTCTGCTGATTGAAGGCGGCGAGTGCGGCATCGTAAACGGTGTCGATCTTTCCGTCAATAGCAATGTCTTCTTCATCTTTTTCCGGCGGTGCTTCTTGACCCTGAAGTGTCGCCAATTCACCTTCGGTTGACGGAACATATTCATCGCCTGTTGCCAGATCCATTGGAAGAGTATCAAACAACTCGTCTAATGGGTTTGTGATTTTAGTTTTCAAAAGATCATTCATAAAATAGTCCGTTTCTCATATGGTCCGCGTTTCTTACCTAATTGGGCAGCAGAAATATTTGCCTTTGCCTTGTCTGAAAATGTATACTTACCGCCATATAGAGTGTCTTTAGTTTTCTTGATGGAGGCGACTCTCTTTAATTTTGTTTCGTCGCTCTGTTTTTTGCCTATATGAGCGAGGGAGTTTTGTCTTTTTACTTCTTCCCATTCGCCTGTTTCTTTCAGTCGCTTAACAGTTCTAGCACACGTTTTCGATAAAATTCTTTTATGTTCGTCTGTCAGTGTTTTACCGGTATTAGCAACACTAATCTTTTCCCTAACTATTAAACTTCTTGGCGAATCGTAAAATGCTCTTAGTGCGATAGACTTCTTTTTACTACTTTCGGCACTTTCTGGTTTTCGATAAGCATAAGATCCGCCACACCGTAAATTCAAGCATTCTCTAGACTTAACCTCTTCGAGAGAAACAAGTTGTTTTTCTCGTTCGTTAATAGCATCTCTAGAATCTAAGAATTCGAGAATCTCCATTGAATGTTTTTCTTTTCCATGCGCCCGAATAGAATGCCATAATACTTGCCCAGAACCAAAGTATCCATCATCAAGATTATCTGTGCTGTGAAGACCAATATAATACTTACCGTCGTCTCTAGTTATTTTATAGATGTAATGATACTTTCGGTCTTTGATTCGACGTGTCTTTTCACCCATTTTTATTCCTTAAACAGAAGTTCCAACTTTCTTCTTATTTATAGAAGATTTGTTGAGGAACATCGTCTTCTCAGTGATGACGCGAAACTTCGCGCCGTTTCGTTCTGCCCAGTCTGCGGCATACTCCCACTTTGCTTTATTAACGAGTAGGGCAGCAGCATCCCTGTCGCTCATTCTAGGTTTAGCAACGCTCTGAGCGTGTGGTTTGATTTCGATGATCTCTTTACAAACAACGCCAGCAGTGTTCAAATACATAATGACCATGTCTGGAAAGTATCGATGGACACGACCGTCAAGTGGACTCACATACGGGATGGCAAGTTCTTCTGAACCCCAGCGAAGAACAGCATTATTGCTGTCCAACCATTTCATGAAAGCAAGTTCCCAGCTAGAACGAAACATAATCTGATTGGCACTCTTGCCAACGTATTTCTGTGGGTTCTTCGGAATGAAGCGCCCACTTGCGAATGCTTTTGCCATTATGCCTCCTGAGCAGGATCTGAACCAGTATATGCGCTGCTTGAGAAAACCGCGGACCGTTGCTTGTCTGATCCAGAGGTTGTTGAATCGGTTACCATCGCCGCACTTGCGCGAGCATTCGGATTTTGAACAGAGCTAAACAGTCCGCCGAGTCGTTCACGCGCTGCGCCAGATACAAACCCGCCAATTGGTCCGCTAACGGCACTTGAAACAATACCACCAATCGCTGTGGAGAAACGTCCACTGCCGCCGATAGATCCAAGCGTCTTACCAATAAGGTCAGAGGTAATCTCTTGAGCGCCTCGCCCAAGAATGCTTCCAATAGCACCAGCAACTGGATTGGCGCCGCCACTTCCATTACCAACCGCTCCAGACGCTTTGTTCGGCGTGATGTCACTTGGGGCACCATGGACACCTGGAACTTTGACATTGAAATCTTGCGTGTAAGTGGTGCCATTAGCGCCAAGTGCGCCGATGTCAACCATTTCCATCCAGTCATAATCAAAAATCATTGTCAAGAGATTGACGTCATTAGTCTCGTGCGACAATTCGTCTAAGTCGAATGAAATGATTCGCGGGTTGATAAAGTCAAACGCGACCATATGAGTTGCTGTTGACAATGTCGATTGTGGATCAATGAAAATCTGCTTAACGCGAATTGCCTCAATTGAATTACCGAATTGAGAGTTAACGACCGATCGGTGCGCCATATCATCGGTCTTGCTATTTGATGTAGCATTGAATGCCATACCGGACCCGACCGACAATTTTTTGTTGTCGGGTTTTGTCAACGAACGATCTCGATAAAGACCACCAGCAGAAATTGGCGAATGAATGTCCATCAGCATTCTGAAGAAATCGAACACACGATTTCCGGCATCATCCATGAATGTAACGGTCAAATCACGATGTCGAATCTTCTTCAGAATCTTCGTTCTGAAGTTGTACATGTTTACATCTTCTTCGTACTCAAAGTCGATCTTTGGACGATCAACAGACTTGATCATGAAGGTAAATTCATTTTTGAGTAGTGAGTTATATCGCGCATCGCCAAATCGACTTCTAATATGCGCCTTTGCTGCTTCAGTAAAAATGAATTCGACTTTGAAAAGGAACTTCAATTTTGGGCGATAGTTTGTCGCGCCAGCAAGTCCAGCGGCATATGACGTCGCATACCACGAACCATCATTACGATTTACCGGCGCGTTTGGATCGACTGCTGGCAGAAATCCGCCGAGACCCCCGCGAGCAAAGTCTTCAACGACATTGCCGAATTTATCAGTCGCAACTTTTTCAAGCGCGATCTGAGAATCATTTAGGACATTTTTTGCTGAGAATGGCATGGCAACCTAGAATAAGTCTATATCCTATTTACGAGTTATCTTTATACCGGAAGTTTGTGAATGACAGTGATTTTGATGAGCAACGCTTTTCAAGCGTACTTGACGAAATGCCAAGGGCAATACTTGCTGATCGGACATCTTGGTATTCGATGTCGTGAATTATTACGGCTCTTTTTATCTTTGATAGGTGTTCTTGAAATTTCTTTGATTGTCGCTGGCCAGCTTTTCTATTTGCTAATGCTTCTTCGGACCATTTGAATCCAATCATTGCTTTTCGGTGATTTTCAATTTCTTCTGGTGAATGTTTTCTGCCTTTAAGCGCGGCACTCATTCTCGCTTTGTGGAGTTCTGTGTGAAGGCGCCCTTTGCCTGCTTTTGAGAGCTTGGCACGAGTTTCTTCACTTGTGGCTGGTCGATGTAATGCAGCCCCGCCAAGGATCAAGTTCATACACAGCGGATTCTTTATAAGCTCTGATGTGATTATTTCTTTCTCTCTGGCTATCAACGATAGCCTATCATTAAAAGATTCTATAATTTCTCTTTTATGATTTTCTCTCCCATGCTTCTTCACAGATCTTGATAATCTTTTTCCGCTTCCAAGATATGAATCATCCAACAGATCTGTTGAATGCATCCCAACATAAAACTTGCCAGTTGGCAAGCATACTGTCTTGTAGATGAAATGATATTTTCGTTGATTTGGTTTTTGCATACTAAAATAGCCTTGTAATTTCTCACAAGGCTATTTAGCAGATCCTGCTGATCTTGTCCCAGTTAGGCGTAGCAGAGCAAATCTTTCCAGTTTGGTGCTCCGGATCGAACGATGTCGAGACCCTTAACAAACTCACGCAGCGTCAAGAACGTAATCTCTTTGCGCTTATGCATGGTTTCAAGGTGAGCAAGGAGTTCTTCTTTCTTCTCGATTGGCACGTCGGTGTCGCCGAGTGTTGGGAGAATCTTCTTCATACGCTCAAGAATCTGTGCTGGTGAAAGATCCATGTTGATCTTTGCTGAACGAGACATGATAGCGCTGTCAAACTCTTCCTTCTTCAGGTTCGAGATGAAGATGACACGTCCCTTGAAATCGAATGACGATGGGTACTTGATACGTGCGTTTGTTGGATCAGTATCAATTTGATCGTCGATCTGTTGGAACAGTTGAGCACGTTCTTCGTCGTCCATACGCGAAACGTTGGTAGTGTTTGTAGACACCCAAGAGATTTCACGAACTGGTGAAGAGTCAAGTGCCGACTTCAAAACGTTTGTCGCGTCTTGATTGCCCCACATAGAATCCAAGTCATCAAACACGATCATGCCACCATCACGGTACATGAACAGTGTCTTGTAGATTTCGATTGGTGTTGCTTTACCAGACAACTTGACATAGTCTTTACCTTTTGAAAGACCTGCCTCGGCAATTGCCTTCATAATGGTGTGAGTCTTACCAGTTCCTGGTCCACCGTAAATCAACAGCGAACGGAGTGAACCCTTACATGCCATCTGAACCAATTGTGTCAAGTGACCGTAAAGTGTTTCTGGATCTTTGACTTCAGCAGGAGTTGGTGTTGTCACCGCTGCCTGAAGTTGTGTGTACAATGCCTGTGCTTGCTTGTTATCACCAGTTGCCATGAACTTCTTTGACACTGGGTCTTGAGCGGTAACCTTGATGTAGAGGATTGGATCCTGCTTTGGTTCTTTCTTTTTCTCTTCGCGCTCTGTGGTGTCAGCAGAAATTTCTGCTGTCCAACGTCCACGTGAAACTTTCTGATCACGAATGTATGCTGGAACTAAAACGTCATTTTCGCTGGCGATTGCCTTGATCTCGTCCCATGTCAGATTCTTAGCGCCTTCTTCGCCCTTAGAATCAACTGCCATCTTGAAGAAGTCTGCTGGGGCAACACGCGATGCCATCTCATCGAGCTGAATCGATTCAGAAATCTGCTTGACTTCGATCTTACCTTCTGTAGGTGATTTGATCAAAGCACCGAGTTTAGCAATTGCGCCGAGCAAAGATGCTGAATCCAATTCGCGAACGTCGATAGTATAGTCTGGACCTTTGTCGAGAGCGTACTTAGACCAAACGTCAATGCCTTGAATTCGACCGCCTTTAGCACGAACCTGAAAGGCACGATCCCCAAAGAAGTAAACATATGCCTGTCCGCCAGCAACTTTCTTTACGCCGGTCTTTCCACCTTCGCGATAGATCTTTGATCCAAGTGCGCGTGGGAGTCGACGTTCAAATGCTGAGATAAGACGATCAAGGTCGTCTTCTGAGAATTGAGTTTCAATGAGGAATGCTGAGAATGATGTCATGGTGATAATCGATAATGCGATTTCTTATTTATAGCGGATGGCAATGGTTCTTTCATTTATTCCATCGTGAGTGAATAGGATTCTCGAAGTTTGGGTCTAGCAATTGGCATTTATTTCCACAGTATGTAGCATATGGTTTGTTAAACCTAAAGAACGATACCGGTCTATCACAGATTTTACATGCTGGTCGTTCTTTAATTTTGAATACATAAGCGTTGATGAGCTCAACAGGATCATTGCCAAACTCTGGATTTTGAATGGCTTGCCAAATGAAGATCCATTTTTGGCGCCGTAGTACTTCGCGCTTACCAAGTTTATAGGCGCCAAGAGTTGGTTCAACTTCTCTTAGAAGACACCGAGTAGCATTCTTGTTTAGGCGACCTTCAGATGTAACTAGAACTTCAAGAATTTCCTTTCGTGTAAGTTTGAAGTTCTTCAGCTCTTCTTCGAGTTGTTCGCGTAACTTTTGTCGATCTCGAGCCCAACGAGCTGTACCGGTTGTCGAGAGCTTTTCTTTTGTCGTTGGCTGCACTTCGAATGCTGGAAAATTACCTTCTCCGCCAATTCGAAGATTCATACATTCCTGTTTCGCCACTTCTTCTTTGGTGACTAGTGATTCTTCGAGAGCCGAAAGCTCTTTACGCGACTTCGCATAACCTATGATCTCTCGCTTATGATTCTCTTTACCGTACTTGGCAATCGATTTCCATAGTCTTTGTCCGCTTCCAAGATACCCGTCTTCGATCTTGTCAGTGCTATGCATGCCGATATAATAGTTGCCCGTGATAGAGCAGGTTGTCTTGTAAACTATGTGAAAGGCTCGTTGATCGGCCCTTTGTTGTTTCTTCTCGCTCATACTAAAATACCTCTAAAGTTGCCTCTAGAGGTATTTAGCGATTCCTGCTAAACTGTTCCTAGGTCAGTCAAGCGACATTACCTCCCAACGCCGTACCGTAGCCAGCGCCAGATTCGATGTGACGAGCGTGATCGAAACGAACGTTCATTGTGATTGTTGCTGATTCAGAAGCTGAGTAGTCACGATCGCCGAAGTCAGCTGATGTGAGCATCGCGCCTTCAAGAACCCAAGTCTGAACAACACCTTCATTACCGTCGAGCTGATCGATCTTAACGCCGAACTTGTAATCAGAACCTGTAGCAGCGGTGTTCAACCAACGCCCGTCAAGGTCGGAACCGATAATGCGTTGTTGAGTTTCAAGCTGCGCCTTAATCACTGTAGCAGCGAGACCAGTGATGTCGTCTTCAACAGTAACGCTGATTGGCTCCCACGAATGCTTGCCAGCAATGTACGCTGTCGAATTATAACGATGAAGAACAACTTCTTCAAATGTCAGGTTCGGCAAAGTGATGTTCGTAACTTGCAAAGTCAGGTTACGTGAGTTTGTACCCGGCACAAGTTGTCCCATGTTCAGGAATGAGATGCGGAATTTGTTCTTCAGACGTGGGTGAAGAATACCCGATCCAGCGCCCGGGATCCCGAAATTTGATAGAGTAGCCGTGATATATCTCCTTGTGCGCCGTAACGCTTTGATTGTAAGTTTCGATGTTGTATTTATCGAACCAGCTTATATCCTAGGTTTTTATTTCAGAAATTCGAAAATGAAGTCATATATACTTATATGACCAATCAACATCAACAATTTATTAAAACGCATTTTTTCGCTAATGGTTTTTATTCATCAGCTCTCGCAAGATGGTGTAAAGAAGACTTTAGCTGGCTAAGTCAATATGAGGGAGATACTATTTCGGAAAAAAGCTGGAATGTTTTTTATCGACGCCCAATATGTATTTGCGGTAATAAAACGTCTTTCATCGATTTTCGCTCTGGGTATAGAAAGTCTTGCTCACTAAAATGCGGGCAGCTTCAACTTATGAATCAGAAGAGTGGACGTCAATCAAATCTTTGGAATGATCAAGTGTGGAGGGATCAAACATCCAAGCGAATGAAGGAGACTCACTTCAAAAATCGTTCTAAAAAGAAACTTGAAGAGCTGAAAGGAAAAGACATACTCCCATTAGATGAGATTACTCCAGGATTCGATAATGTTTATCGATGGCAGCATCGATGCGGCGAGATCTTCACAAAATCATTCAAAAGGACTTTTTCAATTTATTGCCCAAAGTGTCATGTGTCTAAAGGGCAAGGGCAGCTTTATGAATTTATTCGCAAACACTTTAATGGTGAAATCATCGTCAATGATAGATCCGCTATTGCGCCAAAAGAAATTGACATTTATTTGCCAGCACTAAAGCTTGGGTTTGAATTTAATGGGAAGTATTGGCACAGAGGCGACGGGTTTAGAGAAGCGGTAAAGGTCTTTGAAGGTGAGGAAGCAGGCATCAAAATTGTCAATGTGTGGGAGATCGATTGGATTTCGAAAAGGCAGGATGAAGAATCTAGAATCCTCGCTGCCATATCCTAGATAGAACGCTGAGTCATCCGAAAACTAGAATTTTTAGAAGGTCATATGATTTATAATTAGGCAATTCAACATAGACTTCCCATATGAATGTTCTTCAAATAATTGCGCATCCTGATCCAGAAGAATCATCCTTCACACACGCCCTCGCCAAATCATTTAGAAATGGTGCTGCCAAGGCAGATCACAATGTCTCCTATTTCAATGTCTACGATATCGAGGGTTCTGATGTCGGCATTAACGAGATCAAAGATTTTGTCCTAAATGCCGATCGCATCTGCTTCGCGTGGCCATGCTGGTGGGAAATGCCTCCAGCAAAACTCGTAGATCTCCTACAAACTGTTTTCGTTCGCGGGTTCGCTTTTGATCTTGCCGGCGATAGAATGGTTCCTAAGTTGAACATTCCAACAACATGTCTGATTAGCATGGGGCAAAACAAACAACTCAACACCACCAACCTACTTGAGGCAATGACATACTGTGGTCTTCATCCGCAGTTTGCCGTGTTTCAAAATGTTGGTCCGCGGCTTCAACCGGAATTAGCTGAAGCGTATCTTGACACAGCATTCAGGCTTGGTCAACAACTTTAAGGGAATAAAAATGGAAATGAAATTCGCAACCATGCAAGACATGTTCAAGGGTTTGAACCGTGCTGCTCTTGGCAATCCAGAATATGTTGAAGAGACTCGCATCGGTCGAGCGCACGAGCTACTTGATGTCAGCGTTCGAGTGCTGGATACCTCTGACTACATGTTCCCGGACACGCGCATCAACCGTATCTCTTATGACTACGCTTCCACATTCTGGGACTTCCTGGTTTCAGGTGGTTCCGACGCTGAAGCGGCATTCAAAGACTATCCGAATGTCGCGAAGTTCATCACCAAACCAAAGAATGATTCGCTGCCAGCGAACTTCAACACCTTTTATGGTCCACGCATTGTCAAGCAACTTGGCA